CTCCGGTTATGTCCGCGCCAGTGGCGGTGGTTTCAAATCTTGCTGTCCCGTTATAAAACAGACGCGCATAAGTGCCTTCAGTAAATACTGCAAGATTTGTCCCAGATGCAGTTTGTATTTTTACATCATCAGAGCCTTGCAAAATTAAATCGCCAGTCCCCGCATCCTTTATGTAGCTATGCGACCCATCGTGATAAATCTGCAAGTCAGACCCAGCACCGAAGATGGCTTTGTCGTTGTCGCCGAAGGTGATGTCGTAGGTGTTGGTGTCTAGGTTGCCGCCAAGCTGGGGTGTGGTGTCTTCGACTACAGAGCCAATGCCACCGACAGAAGCCCAACTTAGCTGCCCAGAACCATTTGTCACAAGCCCATACCCGCTTGTGCCATCACCGTCCGGCAACGTAAATGTGGTGGTGGTTGTGACAGCCGCAGGAGCCTGTATCTTAATAGAAGCGCTCGCATCGTCATCCTGTAGGTTCAGGACATCAATGCCGTGTGTTCCATCGGCAAAGTTCTTAAGGTGGGTCATCTGCTCACGCAGTGCGTTATTCACGTCACTTGGGAGCATACCCTCGTCAATGTTGACGCCGCCTATGTCCGTGTTTGAGGCGTTTGTGGCTGAATAGTCAGTGAGTTTATCTTTAGCCATCTATCTCTCCGCTACAGGCTCTGGCCGCCGTAAAAGTCCGTCAGGCTCAACACGCCAGATGTAGGCACGTCAGGATTGATGTTAATGCCGTCAGTCCAGTGAAAACTAAAGCTGGCTGATGACGTCCCCGGCTGGTACGAATTGAAGTGCCAGTCGACAGAGCAGTCCTGCAAGTCCCACAGATACACGATACTGCCCTCAAGCTGTGATGTGCTGCCGTTGTTAATGCTGGTGCTGTTAGGTGTGCCGGGGTCGCCTGAACGCCGCGTAAATACCGCCTGACCCTCAGAGCTTTCTGACAGGCTGATTGACCCAGTGTAATAGTGGGTGCCGGTCAGAATAGTGCCGCCGTCAGATGTGCGGTGGTGTCCAGTCACAGTAATGCGAAAATAGTACGGGTTGGTCGTGTATGCCGGATTGCCGCTGTACTTCCAGCCCAGACGATTGGCGTACACGCTGCTGCTTTTGAGGTAAGCCACAACCTCGTCAGTCTCACGGACGTGCGAAGTACCCCAAGAGTTCTGGTCACCAGAGAATGTGCGATTGTGCCAAGAATAGCTAAAGCTGCTGCTGTCAGGATAGCGTGTGCCAAGTGACGGCGAGCCGTTGTAGCCATAAAGCTCATCATAATGAATGTTCTTATAGTCGTTATCTACCAGACTGCCGCCAGCGTAAAACTCAGACATCGAGTTAGGCGTGGTGTCGCCATACTCGGTTGCCAGTTCACTGATGCTGATTGCGCCACTTGTCTGAAGAGCCATTAGATAGTTCCATAAGCCGTAACATCACCGACAACAGTCAAGTCGCCTGCGCTGCTGAGTTTCATCTTGCCAGTGCCACTGTGACTAAACACGAGGTTGTTGCTGCCGTCCATCGTGATTGTCCAGTCACCGAAGTTAACAGCGGTAATCCAAGACAGGGTGCCAGAGCCGTTTGTGGACAGCACCTGACCGCTGCTGCCGTCACCATCAGGCAAAGTGAAGGTCGTGGTCACAGTGACCGCTGACGGCGCTTGTAGCTTGATAGAGGCGCTTGCGTCATCGTCTTGCAGGTTTAGCACGTCAATGCCGCTAGTGCCGTCTGAGAAGTCCTTGAGGTGCGCCATTTGCTCACGAATGGCGTTGTTCAAATCACTCGGCACCATTACACCTTCAGACAGGTTGATGCTGTCGATGTCGGTATTGCTGGCAGCGGTGGCGCTGTATTCTGAGATTTTTGTCTTTGCCATTATGTTCTCCTGAGCCTTAGCCCTTTATAGCATCTATCCTATTGCTCTGCTAGTAAGCTGCCATTTGTCTGTATAGCTGGCTGTATAAGAGTGTTTAGAAAAGCTGCCATTTTTTCACGAGAAGCGTTTGTTCTAGCAAGTCTTTCTAACTCTTTGATGCTGTCATCTGACACAAGAGCTTCTGCAAATTTATTGTAAAACTTTGCATCAGTAGCTCTTTCAAATTTGCTTATTATACGCTCTATAATCCCACCAAACTTTGTTCCTGGAGCTGACACAGCACCAGATGGCGTCAAAAGACCCTTAGCCTGTCCAGTTGCCTCTAATACGTCCATTAACTTGTTTGCGGCTTTTACAGAATTTTCAACATTTTTGCCTTTAGCTTTAGCTACACCGGCAATGATGGCATCAAAGCGTTGTTTTTTCAGTGGGCTTCCACGAACAGACCTTTCAAATCTAAAGCCGCCCTTAGCTGGCTCACCCCGAATAGCTTGACTAGAAGCCTCTTCAAAATAATAACGAGCAACTTTAGGGAATACTGTTTTATCCTGCTTATTAAGCTGATTAGCCACAGATTCAATGGTTGACGCTCTAGCCTTTGAGCCTGATATAGCCGAAACAACAGCACTAGGATTAGACCCAGACTTAGATATTGAATCAACGCCAGTATCGCCCACAAGAGATTTTAATTTTTCTGTTTCAGATTCAAATATATTTCTAGCAGCAGCTAATTCATCACTAGCGTTATTTGTTACTGCTCTTAACTCTCTGTTTAATTTATATATTGTGCTGGACGCCTTAATTGCTCCTGCTTTAGTTTTATCTGTAACTACTATTTTTGATGCGTCTCTTGTTGTAGCGTAGATGTCGTCTAATGCACCTAAGTTAGTTATAGGATTGCCGTCTTTATCAAACAACTGCTTAACGTAATCATCTATTTCTTTCTGCACGGCGGGGCTTCTGTTAACCTTTAACTCTTCTGCCTTTGCTACTATCTGTTGAATAGCAGAAGGCTCAACAGATTGTGTTTTAGCAACATCATACAGCTTTGTTGCAGCTTCTGTTCTATTTCCTCTGGCAGATTCAATTGCTTTTTGAGCTGATTCAGCAGCCTTTCTAGAAACCTCTAAAGGTGATTTTATAGGCTGGTCAACTTCAAGCAACCCACGCTCAATAGCCGCTGGAATTTGTTTTTCACGAGCCTCAATAAAGGAACGCATACGCTCTGCCGCAGCGGGCTGTTTGGCGGCCTGTTCTGCAAAACTTTTAATTCTAGGGTCTTTTATGGTTTCTGCTGCCGTTAATGGAACCCCAACCTTCTTACCAGATGCTTGTAAAGCGCGAGATTCAGTGCCTGCGGCCTCTGTCGCGCCAAGTAGCTTAGCAGCTTTACCACGCCTAGCTTGAAGTATAGCAGTAGGTACACCGAGTCCAATTCCAAGAAGGCCACCAGCACCAGGAACAAGCTCTTCACCAGCACCGGAAACAGCACCTATAGCTGTCCAAGGCGCTATATTTTTTATTATGTTTCTAGTTAATCTTCCCGGAAACAATGCACCACCAGTAAACTCGCCAGTAGTCTGTGCGATACGTCCGGCGGCTGTTTTTGGCTTGTATGTAAGCGCTGGTTTTGCTGCTTCTGGAAGAACACCAGCGGTAGCAGAGATGACATCCTGAACTGTTGGCAGCATTTGTGTGGGCTTTTGTGGCGGCTGGTCAACCATAGTGCCGACAGGTGAACCGAGTATTTCAAGGCCGCGCAGTTTAGCTTTTTCTGTTTCTGGCAATGCCGATAACTGCTTCCAAGAAGAATAACCTCCAGCCTTCAATAACTCCTCTAAAGAGCCGGGAACGCCTGGCAAACTAACTACGCCGCGAACAACTCCAGAGCCTAGTCCAGCAGCCACATCTTTTGCTGTTGAGACATCCTGAAGTTCACCTGTGGTTTCTGGTGGAAGGTCAGGAATACCCTGGCTTTTGCGGATATCTTTTGCCCTATCAGCAAGTGATTTCTTAGGTTTTAAGCCATCACCTTTTGCGGCCGCAGCAGCATCTTCGGCCGCTTTTCTAGCAGCCCTAGCTTTTTCAGCAAGAGTCATTTCAGCCATGCTAAATTCCCTGTCCTGGCGTGTTTGTCAAACCAAAATAACTATTAACCTCTTGATTTATCATAGCTATTTTCTGGTCGTCAGTTAAGTTTGAATATTCATCTGTCTCATATTTTGCGGCAATTTTGTCTGTATAATTGTCCATAATTTTGGGCATATCATCATACTCAATAAGATTGCCTTTTTCGTCTCTGTAAATAACATCAAATCCAGACAAACCAAGCCTCTTCTCTTCTGGAAGAGATGTCTTATAATACTCTGGCTTCAACCCTTCATTAAGGAAGTACTGTTGACGAGCAACAGCCATTTTTGCGTTTCTTAATGCGGTCTCAAGTTGTGATTTGTACTCTGTTGGGCTGGTAAGTTTGAAGATACTACTATCTGGATTAGGCAAAGCATTCAAAATACGCCTTGCTTCAGCCTCAGACATCTGTGCGCCGGTAATTTCTTTGATGTATTTGTTTACTTGGTTCCAGGCGTCTGTCTTCCACCTACTTTGCTCAGCTATAAACTTTTTGTCTTCTGGCTTAGACGAATCGAGCATATCTAAAAATTTAGCACCAGCTAGACTTAATTTCCCTTGAAGAGTAAGAAACCTGTCTTGGAATCCGGCCTTTACGTTTTCAAGTTCTATAATATTGTTTTGAGCGTTAAAGGTTGATTCAACCATTTTTGCGTGAGCCGCTTTTGTTAGGCCAGGAGTTACTTCTGATTGCGTGCCGACAACTTTGGGGGCTTCTGTTACTACTGCCCCCATTGCTCGTCCTTTGTTTCCAAGGTAGTCATCTAAAATCGGGTCATCGGCTCTCAAATAAATTGTTTTTTCGCCTGGGATGTTAACAGCAAACAATTTACTGCTTGGCTTCTTTTTATCTTCTGGCTTTTTAACGCCGCCAACATAAACAACCTTACCACCTGAGTCTATGTATCCTTTTTGCGTACCGCCTTCTACTGGAAAATCATATAGTGTACCAGGTTTGAACGCTGGAGGCGTTTCTCTAACTTTTATCTGTGACTCAATGTTGCGGCGGCTCAACTCGTCTAGCCCTACCTGCCGTTCAGCAGCAGCCTTCTTCTCAGCAGCCGCTGCCATAGCTTCGCGCTGTGCCTTCATAGCTGCAATGCCCTTTTCGGCACCGGCACCAAGTATCTGTCCAAGCGTATATGGCTTGTCCTGCCAACCACCTAACTGCATCATTGTGCGGCCAGCAGCCCCTAAACCGGCCATAGCAGGCGTACCAGTGGAAGGAAGCAACTCAGACACAGTATCCGTAGCTGATGGCTTTAGAGCGGCTCCTGCGGCTGCTGTGGGCGTTGCAGGGGTGCCTAACCCGTAGGCTCTGAGAGTGTTAGCAAGGCGTGACTCTCTGGCAGCACCTTCAGCAACCGTAGGTACTTTAGGAGCTGTGCCAGCCATCCGACCAATCCTAGCCTGAATGATGTCAGCGGTGGTCGGCCTACGCATAGCGGATTCCCTATCGAATGTCGCTCTGTTAACAATATTGCTAACAAGACCACCTGGAAGAAACTGCTTAGCCATCTAAATCTCCTATTAAAACAGGGTCATAACACCGCCAAGACCGGCACCTGCACCCGCACTTAACCCAGGAATCATACCTGCAAGCTGTGCGCCCTGTAGCGCACCACCCAAGAATGATGCTGCTGGCTGACGATACTGCGGCTTGTAAGTCGTCTGACCAAGCTGTCCACCGCGTGTTGCTGCAATGTACTGAGCTAACTTTTCTTGTGGCCGCGCCTGCTCAAATTGGAACCGTTCTATGTCAGCCGCCAGTTCTGCTGCTGACTGAGCCTCACGAGCAGCGCCAACTTGAGCCAGTGTGCCAAGGTCTGCAAAGCCAAACTCACGAGCTGCTGGTGCCTGCTGAATAGCCGCCTGCTGTGCTTGATAAGCATATGGAGCCAAGGCCTGTGCTACAGCAGCCTGCTGATAACCAGAACCATAACGACCAGCTTTTGCGGCTTGCCCCTCAATCTGTTCAACAACTGGTCGGAAAGCAGCGGCTTGTAACGGGTTAGTACCCATCAGGTTCTGCATCACTACATCTTGTACGCCCTTGATAAAGGGACTACCAGTTATTGCCTGCTGGCGAATACCTGATAAAGCCATCTCGGATTCAGGCGAAAAACCTACAACTGTGCTTCCGGGGTAGTATTTCGGTGTTTCTGATTCATAGAGCTTCTTGGCTTCTGAAAGTCCATACTCAATAAATGGCTTCTGGAAAGCAGGTGGTTCTACCGTGCTTGCCTGTACCGTCCTTGTTTGACCGCCGCCTTTACTCATCTCATATTTCCTTTACAAGTACCGTTGATGCTGGTTTGTAATCCTTTAGCTGTCTTTCCCAGCCTTTACGCCCCATTATTTCCATACCACTGCATCCGTGGCCTTTTGCCCACTCTACAATGCCTTTTTCAGCCTCTATAAGCTCTTCCATCTTGCCACCTGCCAACCATATGCGACAAACAGCTTTTTTCGGGTAGTCAACTATTTCCGTTACTATAACAGAATTTTCCAATGGGAAAAACTGCGCCGTTCCATCCTTTATAGCATCTAAGACGTGCAAAGTATTGTGCGTGTCTCCAGAATAAGCCAAAGCAGCATCAATATGATGCGCTAATCTCTCAAACTCATCCAATGATGAGGTACGCGAACTCGGCTGTATGCCCTTGATTGTCATGTCCAATTACCATCGTTCCATTAGTGCTAGTGCCTTTGACATACGGGTTGTGATGCCAAGGGTCGTGGTCAACGCCGCAAAAAAACACAAGGCTCTCCACGTTATAGCGAGGCTCTGACACCGTGGTTTCCGTTGCGTTTGCCGCAAGAGTCACATATCCAACGCTGTTAAGGCCACCCTCAATCGTGCGGTTTAAAACCTCAGCAATCTCGCGTGTGGTAGCTGTAATCGGGTTTAGCGTCCGAAAGTTGGTTTGTCTTTGTTCAACCGTCATCTGCGACCTACCTGCCGTGCCTCAATGTCTAAACCAATAACCTTGCTCCAACCGTCAGACATCGTAATCTTAGCGCGGTGATACCTGCCTGAAGCTCTAAACGGCGCAAAACCGTCAGCGTTTGGCGATACATCACTTGTGTATGTCGGTGTCCCGTCCTGCGTGTCTCTGGTGCCAACGGCAAGAGTGATTGTGCCGTCCTCATAGTACGGATAGGCTCTAGTGACGATAGAGTGACGACCCATCGATATAGGAGACTCGCCAGTCTCAATAGTGGCCGTTAGTGGTGCGCCGGTAAATGTGTAGATTTTGTCGCCGTAGGCACCGCCAAAGAAATACTGCCCACCCTTAAAGAACCGGCTATCCAACTGAATGCTCAGGCCGTCAACAGTAGCGGCAAGATTGTCCAAGTCATCTACTGTATATCCGGCAGAGAACATAGGCGCTAGATAGTCAGCGTTAACCTCGGCCAGTGACCACTTGTTCAGCACATAGTTGTAAATAATAATCTTGTCAGGCTGACCCGTTGGAGACTGTGTTGACGTGTATGACCACATAGCCACCTCATTGAGCGGGTCAACGCTGGCGCTCATGCGATAGTCATAGTTACTGTCAAAGTCCTTCAGGAAGAACTCATTTACACGCTCTGAGCCAATAGGTGATGTCTTCTGTCCGTCAAAAGCGTAGAAGCCGTCTGACGACAAGAAAAACACCAGATTGCCTGCATTGCACACAGAGTTCTTGAACTGGCACCCACGCTCTGACACGACCTTGTCGAACTGCCACACTAATGGCAGGCCAGAGTATGTAGCGCGGAAGATGGCACGTTCTGTCAAGATGGTGCAGTATTCACCGCCTACTAAGCCGGTAATAGCGCCACTATCAGGCAAGTCCTGAAAGTCAGACTGGTCAGTTCCGGGCGTCCAGCTCGTGATGTCGTTAAAGCCAGACCATTGGCAACGATAAGGCTGACGACCAGAGCCGCTGTCTATATTAGCCACCCACACAAAATCACGCACAACAGCAATGAAGTCAGCCTTTGGCGGCGAACCCGTCAAGTCTGCAAACGCAGAGCTGCTGCCAAGCGTAAACTGCTGTATGCTTTCACCAATACCACCAGCAGCCAAAACATAGTCACCGAACTGTACAAAGTTCCAACGCTCACTGTCCGTCAGTGTGTAGCCTCCAACTTTGCCAACGCTGTCCAAGTCGTTGTCAGAGCTATTGTGCTGGTACAGGTCTGTCGCATCACCAGCAAATAGCTTGGTGTTGCTTGCTGTGTCTTTAGCCGCAAAGATGCCCTTGATTGTGCCGCTGGCAGCATTTGAGTATTCTACAAATCCATTCATCGAATGATAGCCAACAGCAGCAGGCATCACGTTTGTTGCCACAGTTACGCCACTATTCATAATGTCGGCTTGGTCAGGTAGCCATTCACCTAGCTGTATCATTTATTTGCCCACCTCTCGCTGCCGGTAGATTGCACAGTCCATATCTCACTTCCAACAGACTGCTCTGACCAAGTCTCATCATCGCTATCCTCGTCAGTCCACCTGTCGCCCATAACGTGTGCGTCAGCGGAGCGCGAAAGCAATATAGACACAGACCCAACACCCTTAAACGTGGCTTTCGTTGCCGCCGCTACAGTCGCAGCAATAGAGCTTGCCGCCTCAACGCCGCGTATTCTGTAAGCATCTAGCGTTGTTGTAACATTTGTTATAACGGCTGCTGAAATGTGCTGGATGCGCTTAACGTCTGCTGCTGTGGTGATTGCCGTTGATACCGCTGCCGTAAACCGTGCAATAAATGACGCATATGCGGAGACTGATGCGACACCGGACACTGCTGCGGCAAAGGCAAATATACGCTGCATAACGCTTGACGCAGTAACCGCCGTGGATACGGCGGCTGTTGGCTGGTGAAGAGTAAGATTGTCTAGCTGCTCAAGATTGCCGTAGCTATCTATTGCATCCATACTCCCCCAGTTATCTAGCTGTTCAAGTGTAGCCACGGCTCACCTCTTAGTCAGCAGAGATGTCTAAGTCGCCAGCATCAATCTTCAGGATGTCGCCACTTGTAATGGTCTTAGCCGTAGTAAAGGCACCGTGAATAAGCAAATTGCCGCCCGTGCTGGCATCAAAGATACCGAAGTGACTTACTGTACCCCAAGAGCCAGTAGCAGCAGAAAACTGAACTGCTGAAGCATTATCAGCCGTGCCAGACGCTGCTGCGTTAAAGGTGGCTGCAACACGAGCGTACCCGCTACCGCTCAACTCAGTGCCGCTGTTGTCGTCACCAAATGAGCCGGTTGAGAGGCCGACATAAACTGCCGATGGCATCGTGTATGCGCCAGTGCTAAGGATGTGGTCGAGAATTTCATTCTCAAGATAGTTGGACATTGCAGACATAGTTTATTTCTCCGCTGTTGCGTTTTGCCGTAAGTAGACAGACTTCACCGTTAGTGAACCTGTGCCATAGTGTGAGCGCTCTTCGTCTATTTTGACCTCATTTATAGCACGAGTGAACTTTTCGTCATACTGTGCAGCACGTTGCTCATCAAGCAAGTACACATAGGCCTCTGTAAGCGCACCATATAGGTACAAGTCCGGTGAGCGTGTAAACAGAACTGGAGTGCTTACATCTGATATTGCTGGCACAGAGCCAACATAAATAATTTCCGCTGTATATGCAGAATCAGGAATAGGCCGCAACTTCATCTCAAGACCAACAATGCTATAACCAAGTGGTTTGCCGCTTGTATTGCCAGAAAAATTGCTATCAAGAGATGTCGGTGACATATACTCAAGAACAGTTGTTGGGCTTGTATTCAGCTTAACTTCACGAACCTCACGCAAATCAGACGGCAAAGCAATATATTCATCGCCAACCTGTAATGTTGCTG